GTTGAGGCGCCGAAGGACCCTGACCCATTGAGGTATTCATTGGTGGTGGGGGTGGCATAGAAATCCCACCCATGAGACTTGAAATGTCGAGTCCAGGACCCTGCATCTCGTATTGCCCCGAACCACCCACAGGTGCATCAACCGCTGGACCACCCGTATTACGGGTTGTATTTTGAACCGCCGCCATCATGTTCTTCACCAAGTCTGGGTTCTGCTTCATAACATCATTCATGTTAGGCATCACAGACTTGAACATACTGTTGGTAAGGTGGAACATCATCGCAGAACCACCAAGCATCATAATCAACTTGACCTCTGGTGCTACACTGACCTTTGAGCGATATTTCACATAAAGTTCTTCAAATACGCCGTCATAGTCATCAACATTCTCCATGATAGACTCAGACCAACCCTCAAGTTGAATCTCAAATGGATTGTATCGCTTGTTCAAAAACTCAAGACCAGTTACACAGGCCACCAACATACGACGAGAGAAACGCACAGACTGTTCAACATCAATACTGTATGTAATCCTCTTGACTTCCGACCTTAGTTCATCAACACCTGAATAGGCATTCAGGCGCTTATTGACGGCAAAACCCTTCTTTTCTAACCGTCCAAGTTTATTGACAAGGTCCGCCTTTTCTTCGTCAATTGAGGTGTACCCCTTGGAAGGTTGGTCCCCATCATCACCTGGACCATGCCCCATTGGCTCATCATCATCAAACATCATTGGTTCATCCTCTCCATAATCAATCTCCTCCTCCTGTTGAGGTTGAGCTGGAGCGCTCTGTTTATTAGGATTTACAAAAGCGTCCATAGCCTCCTGAGCTTGGGAGGATTGAACAGGTCTCTGCATTGGCCGCGTAGGTCGATGAACCGTCTTTGCACGTGGTGCAGAGATTTGATTTCATCCATAAGAGCCTGTTCGTCAGCATCTAATTTCATCACAGTTGTTTGACCTCTGTCAAGTACGATTTCTTCGTCCATCTACTGTCTATGTAGAAACTAAGAAAATCTCTTTAACGCACTTTAAAAAAATCTATGTCTATTATAAATGTTCAAACTTAACTTCAATCGCAGTGATCGAAATGCTCTCATGGCTATCGCCACATTGATGACCCTCATCTTTGTCCTGTCGTTGATGTCCGTGAAGACCGCGAAGTACCAGCCCAGGCCAATTACTATTACAGCCGTCAGTGAAGAATCTCTCTTTGATCTCAAACCTGATGTCGAATGTGTTGCTGGTGGGGGTAAAAATGGTAGCCCCTACTCGGTTGGTCTGACCCCAGGTGGTCTCTGTGGTGCCCAGAAGCTTGTGAGTGCTCATGCTGGGTATGAGATTGCGGATGGAATTGGTGGATCTTTAATCTAATCTAATAATAAATGGCTTTGATCACTTCACCATCGGAGATGATTCCAGACCTAAATTATGAATATCACACAATTACAGTTGATACTCTCGATCAGGCTAGTTCTAACAGTTTCACGTGTTTTTTGAGTCAACCTCTAAAAAATGTGGTACAGGCTAGATTGCTAGCTGCGAGAATTCGTACAAAGACGGCTACTGAACATTGTTATATTTCTATAGATGAGTTGAATTCTGTATTTAATGATCGTGCCACCAACGTGTACGAAGGTCAGGCCTCGCTAGGTATGCTTCGAAACTCCTTTGCTAGTATCGCCCATGCAAATACCGTCGCCAGTGGTGCGCAGACAATCTCGTTTAAAGATGAATACTCAATTGCGACCCAATATGTAAACCCTATTCGTAGTATTGACCGTCTCACTGTCAATATTCGTAATCAAAGTGGTGTCCCTATCGTTCCCGCAACGGCTACAGATAGAAATAATTATTTTGTTCTTCGATTCGTCTGTAGGAAACCCAACCTGTAATTTTTCTCCCCTTAAATTAGTATTACCATGTCAGCAGGTGTTGTTAAATTGATTGCCGTAGGTGCCCAGGATAAATATATCATGGGCAACCCCGAAATATCTTTCTTCAGTTCAACATTCAAAAGGCATGCTAATTTTTCACAGTCCATTGAAAAACAAACCATCCATGGAGCGGTGAAAAACAATTCTATGTCCAGTATTCAGTTTGAGAGGTCGGGTGATCTTCTCAGCTATGTGTATTTTACACTTGATGATACGAACCAGGCCCTCGATATTCAACGATGGGACACCATTATTGATAAAGTGGAACTTTTGATAGGTGGTTCCGTTATTGATACCCAAGATGCAATCTTCACAGAGAAGATTGCGATCGATACATTTGCTCAAAATGTATCAAAGAGTTCTAATGGTACACACCCAGGTATTTCTGCACGTTCATTTTTTTACCCTCTGAGGTTCTTTTTTTGTGAGGGACCACAGTGTGCTATCCCCCTTGTAGCCCTAAACTATCATAATGTCGAACTCAGGATCCATTGGGCTACCGCAGCTACAAACTATAACGTAGAGTGTTACGCAAATTACTTCTATTTGGACAACGAAGAACGTGGACAGGTTGCATCTAGGAAACATGATCTTCTCATCACACAGGTTCAAAAAAATGTCCCCTCGAATGCGCTTGTTCAAGAACTCACCTTCAATCACCCGGTTAAATATCTCGCCTCATCTGATACAACGACAGATGGTGCACTCACATCCCCAACGAATAAGATTAAGTTAAACATTAACGGTCTCGATGTAGGCAACTATAGATGGGGTAGACCACATTTTATAGACGTCACGAGTTATTATCACACAAACTTTGTGACGTCCCCAGATTTCTTTCTCTATTGCTTCTGCCTCTCAACAAGTTCTCTCCAACCCACAGGAACACTCAACTTCAGTCGCCTTGCTTCAGCAACTATCATGAGTGAGTCTATGAATATCAATGACCCAATTTACGCAGTCAACTATAACATACTTCGGATCGAAAATGGAATGGCTGGTCTACTTTATGCAAATTAAAATACAACACTATATTAATGGTCAAGAACTTGCCGACTGTGGAACGTTCAACCAAAATTAGGTTTGGTAAAAATGCCCAAGAAGACCAGGGTGAGAATACGATCGTTTTTAACGCCAGTGATGAACAGATTGATGCGACACAATCGGGATCGGTGTACATGACCCCTTTACGTCAAGTGCTTGATATTTCCGATCGAGGCAACAAGATCCTCACGTATAACCGAGATACAAAAGAGGTGTCTGATTCGGGGGTGGCTGCCGTAGACGTTTTACAACCAAATTTACAAGCCACGACAAACCTCGGAAACACAACGACAAACACAACCGAGTTTAGGAATACCGTGACGAGTCTCGTGACGACCGCGAACGTAGGTATCGCAAATTCTTCACCAGTTCATACCCTGGATGTAGGTTCGAACCTCTATGTCGATGATACAGGTTCGAATGTCCTCGTCGTGAATGGAAATACAAACATTAAGGGAGATATAGTCGTCCAAGGAAACGCTCAAATCAATGGTGTCATCACTGTGATTAACACTGAAAACCTGACTATCACAGATGCCATAATAGAATTGGGAAGAAACAATACGGTTGGGGATACAACAATCGACCTCGGTCTTATCATGACTCGACCAGGTTCAAACGTCACTGTAGGATTTAGAGAAGTTGAGAATGAGATGGTACTCGCCTACACACAAAGTAGTGCGTATAGTAATACCATTACTCCACTAACATCTGAGACCCTGGATGTACATGTGTACGGTCGTGTTCTCACCGAGTCTAATGTCGGGATTATGAACACGAGTCCCGTTCACACTCTAGATGTAGGATCCAATCTTTTCGTGGATGAATATGGTTCAAATGTTTTAGTTGTCACTGGAAACACGAGTGTGAGTGGTGACCTCACAGTCGATGAGGGTTCATTTCACGTGAACACAGTGAACAAGTACATTGGACTTGGAACGGTGACCCCCTCTGCCAACCTTCACGTCATCGGTAATGTGTATGTTTCTTCAAATTTAACTGTGGATGGGGATACCCTTCACGTCGATGCGGAGAACGATTCAGTTGGAATTAACACTAAAAATCCTAATGCAGAATTGCACGTTGTTGGTAATGTGTATGTTTCTTCAAATTTAACCGTGGATGGTGATACCCTCCATGTAGATGTCGAGGCTGACCACGTTGGTATCAACACTAAAAACCCTGACGCCAACCTTCACGTTGTTGGTAATGTGTATGTTTCTTCAAACTTGACTGTGGATGGTGATACCCTCCATGTAGATGTCGAGGCTGATCATGTTGGTATCAATACTAAAAACCCTGATGCAGAATTGCACGTTGTTGGTAATGTGTATGTTTCTTCAAACTTGACTGTGGATGGGAATACCCTCCATGTGGACGCCGAGAACGACTCCATTGGAGTCGGGACCAAAAACCCCTCAGCCAATCTCCACGTTGTTGGTAATGTGTATGTTTCTTCAAACTTGACTGTGGATGGTGATACCCTCCATGTGGACTCCACAACCAATTCCGTAGGAATTGAGACAAAAAACCCCTCAGCCAATCTCCATGTTGTTGGTAATGTGTATGTTTCTTCAAACTTGACTGTGGATGGTGATACCCTCCATGTAGACGTCGAGGCTGACCACGTTGGTATCAACACTAAAAACCCTGATGCAGAACTCCACGTTGTTGGTAATGTGTATGTTTCTTCAAACCTAACTGTGGACGGGAATACCCTCCATGTAGACGTGGAGGCTGACCACGTTGGTATCAACACTAAAAACCCTAACGCTGAACTCCACGTTGTTGGTAATGTGTATGTGTCCTCAAACTTAACTGTTGACGGGAATACCCTCCATGTAGATGTCGAGGCTGACCATGTTGGTATCAACACTAAAAACCCTACTTCAGATTTACATGTTGTAGGAAATGCGTATGTAAGCTCTACAACTAACTCTACAACAACAACCACGGGTGCTCTCATAATTGCTGGGGGTATAGGGGTTGCTGGGCAAATATACGGACAACATGCGAATCTGGAAGATGTAGAGGCCGACAGTGTCACTATAACAGATTCAACCACTTCATCATCGGCTACAACTGGTGCACTCAAAGTTGTGGGTGGTATGAGTACACAAGAAAACCTGAATGTGGGAGCTGTCGCTAGGTATTATCCGCGACTGACGCTACTTCTAAAACCACTGGTGCCCTAATTGTCACTGGTGGTATAGGTGTTTCTAGAAATATTCACGGTAAAGACATATTTGTTGAAGATGTTGTTTCCAATAGTGTAGTCATTTTAGATACAACAACCTCAACTTCAGTCACTACAGGTGCTCTCAAGGTTGTAGGTGGTGTGAGTACAGAAGAAAAACTGAATGTTGGTGGTATTACAAAAGTGTGGGATTCGACAGATGCTTCTTCTAAAACAACTGGTGCAGTTCAGATTGTTGGTGGTTTAGGTGTGTCACTTGATATACACGGTAAAAATGTATTTGTCGAAGATGTCGTGTCAAACAGTGTAGTGATTTTAGATACAACTGAATCTAAACTACAAACTACAGGTGCTCTCATTGTCTCTGGTGGTATAGGTGTCGCTTCAAATGTGAACACTACAAACTTACATGCATTTGGTACAACTGATTCTGCGTCTAAAACCACTGGTACTGTCACAATTGCTGGTGGTGTGGGTATTTCTGGTGCTTTATTCGGTTCTACTGCTGAATTTGATGGTATAACTAAAGTGACTAATACAACTCAAGCTGGTAATCAAACAACTGGTGCTCTCATTGTCTCTGGTGGTCTAGGTGTAGCAGGAAACGTTCATTGTGGTAATTTAACACTAACTGGTAATTTAACTGTCAATGGTAATACAACGGTAATCAATGCAAATAATCTTATAGTTCAAGATCCTATCATCGAACTTGGTAAGGGTAATGCATCTGGTTTGGACACTGGTATAATTATGAATAATCCCCTAACAGATGGGAACAAGGGTAATGTCGCAATCATTTATGATTTCTCTACATCTAACCTTGAAATTGGCCATACCCTACAAGGTGCTACCGATTCCGTTATTGTCATGAATACAGCCAATACAATTCCAGTCAATATAAATGGTACTCTGGGAGTCACAGGTTCGGTCACATCTTCCTCTAAAACAACGGGTACAGTAACCATAGGTGGTGGTTTGGGTGTTGTAGGTGATATTCACGCCACACATGTCAACTTTGAAGATGTTGAAGCTGATAGTGTGACTATTACAGATAACACAACTTCAGACTCAGCAACTACTGGTACCCTCAAGGTTGTGGGTGGTATCAGTACCCAAGAAAACTTACATATTGGAGGTGTTTCCAAGGTGTATGGTACTACTAATGCTACTTCTAAAACCACTGGTGCTCTCATAGTTGCTGGTGGTATTGGGGTCAGTGAAGATATTCACGGTAAGAATGTCTTCATTGAGGATGTAGTTTCCAATAGTGTCGTCATCCTTGATACAACTAACGCTACTTCGAAGACCACTGGTGCCCTCAAGGTCGTTGGTGGTATTGGGGTCAGTGAAGATATTCACGGTAAGAATGTCTTCATTGAGGATGTTGTCTCTAATAGTGTTGTCATCCTTGACACAACTACTTCCACCTCAGCTACAACAGGTGCCCTCAAGGTTACTGGTGGTATCAGTACCCAAGAAAACTTACATATTGGAGGTGTTTCCAAGGTGTATGGTACTACTAATGCTACTTCTAAAACCACTGGTGCTCTCATAGTTGCTGGTGGTATTGGGGTCAGTGAAAATATTCACGGTAAAAATGTCTTCGTAGAGGACGTCGTCTCCAATAGTGTAGTCATTCTAGATACAACTACTTCAGACTCAGCAACTACTGGTGCACTCAAGGTTGTGGGTGGTATCAGTACCCAAGAAAACTTACATATTGGAGGTGTTTCCAAGGTGTATGGTACTACTAATGCTACTTCTAAAACCACTGGTGCTCTCATAGTTGCTGGTGGTATTGGGGTCAGTGAAGATATTCACGGTAAGAATGTCTTCATCGAGGATGTAGTTTCAAACAGTGTTGTCATCCTTGACACAACTACTTCCACCTCAGCTACAACAGGTGCCTTAAAAGTTACAGGTGGTATAAGTACCCAAGAAAACTTACATATTGGGGGTGTTTCCAAAGTGTATGGTACTACTAATGCTACTTCTAAAACCACTGGTGCTCTCATAGTTGCTGGTGGTATTGGGGTCAGTGAAAATATTCACGGTAAAAATGTCTTCGTAGAGGACGTCGTATCGAATAGTGTAGTCATTCTAGATACCACTACTTCCACCTCAACTACAACAGGTGCCTTAAAAGTTACAGGTGGTATAAGTACCCAAGAAAACTTACATATTGGAGGTGTTTCCAAAGTGTATGGTACTACCGCATCTGATGGCAAAACCGCGGGTGCCCTAATTGTAGCAGGTGGTGTAGGTGTCTCAGGTGCCCTATTCGGTGCCGCCGCCACCCTAGATGGTGTGGTGACCCTAACTAACGATACACAGGCGACATCATCAACTACGGGTGCTCTCAAGGCAGCTGGTGGTGTCGGTATTGCGAAGGATGTGTACGTCGGGGAACGTGCCTATGTCACGGGGGGTCTCATCACCAATACGGGTGGGGTGACAAAGAAGACATACTCCTTTACGGGAGCGCTCACTAGTGGACAAACTATTGCAGATTCCACAATTAAAATTACATTTTCAGCCCACGTCTTCTATGCCAAGGTTGTAGCACATCTCATTGAGAGTGATGATGAAGTCAGTACACTTTCGATGGAATGTGGTGGTGGTCATAGAACAGGGGGGACACCCCTAACCATCGCAAAGGGTTCTACCAGTGTATTTGGTAGTGCGAGTACAAATCCATGGAACAGTGTGCCTGCTGCTACTACCACAACTGTAGCCCTCGCACCAACAACGAATATGGCAGCTGCCGGTAATTACAATGTTTTCATCGAATACATCTCAGCCCATGCGAGTGGTGCAGTGACTAAAATCACTGAAGGTTCCACGGATGTCATCACGTTTGGATACTAATCGTAGTGGTACAAATGTATTTATACCCATCCTGTACCTCACCCCCCTTGTGAGGGAATGTCCACGAACATGGATACACCAGAACTTTACCCACTTCGGGTCTCACCTTCCTACCGTCAATAAATTCAGTACAACCTCCCTGATTTTCTTGAAGTGTGTTTAAGTAGAATATGATTTGAATGAAATATGGTTTGAAGACATTACCATCGTGATGCCAATCGTACGTGTCCCCCTTTCCTAATCTTTGTATCGGAAACCCCGTACAAATAACTTGATTTTGAAAGAGTTCTCGATCATACACGGGGTACCTCGGATCACCGTAATGATTAAAAGTGTCTTCAAATGATCCCATACGCTCATATACCTTACATGTGTAGTCAAGGAATAGTGTGTTCACATCTTCCCACCCCCCAAGGGTTGTAGATGACAATTCGAAATTATTTTTTTTACGTGTGACATTTTGGTCACCCACTGGATATGTAAAAGAACCTTCAACTTTCCTGTTATCATTTTCAAATCTATTAACAATCGATTCGCATATATCGTATGGTATGAAATTAGGAATCTCCAACACGAACTTGTCCATTCTCAAACACTTCATCTAAAACTTTAAACATATGTTCCCAGGAATACTTTTCCCTCAGGTACTCACGAGCATTGGGGAACGCATCGGGGTTTTTGAAACAATGCTGGAGATGATCAGCAAAATCCTTATAATCACAGTAAGCCACCTCTCCATCGTGGGGTTCAGCTTGTCCGATACGAACCCATAATTTGGGCTCTACGAAATGGGCGTAAGGACCCATAGTCTCTTTGAGGGCTGGAACCCCTGTGACAACTTGTGGGCGGTGAGGTACATGTGCTCTACTGGGTCAGACCAAAACTTCACCCCGTGTCGTGCTTATCCCAACATCACCAGCGTTGTACATCTGATTCACTTCGGCATCTGTCAAGTGAAGGGGCTTGGGGTTAATGAAGACATGATGAAAACAAACTTTATCGACATCCATACCTCGACGCAAACACTCAGATCTCGCAGTCATGCCAATGTCAACACCATCTTTATGGAACGATAAGCCACCACAGAAGAGTTTGATGCGGGGATTCATATTCTCACGCTCCAGGAGTTCCAGGAACGCTTTGATGGTGGTTTCCCACATTTTACGCCCAGAGTTGCGGTTCATATTCACTACGAGGAAATCATCTGGTTTGAAACCACGTGAAACTTTCGCCTCCTCCTTGGGGATATCAACGAAACGATCGAAATCGATACCGTGAACCATCGTACTCACCTTCGAGGGATCAAACTTCAGGTCATCAATCATGTGATTTGTCCAACAGTCCAGGAATGTCCAGATGTGATCAAACTTGTACTCCTTCAGGATCTCAAAGGTGTCGATGTTTTGCCAGGGGTAGACAATGTCCAGGTAAAGGTACTTCTTCGGGGGCATGTGCTCAGGGGGGATGAGGCGCATGATATCCCTGACGACATTCATATCGTTATAGTGGAACAGGACATCTGGTTTCTCCTTGATGATACTCGGAAGTATACCAGCATCACCAAAACCACCCTCAGCCGATGGATCGAGTTCCATAGCATCGTAAAATCGAATTCTAGGATCGATGAACCTATCCTTAATTTCTTGACCCTTATAATTCTGGAAAGCGTAGTAGACAACTTCAACACCAGGGAGAGACGCCAGGTGGTTCACGAGTTTGTTCGCGACACGAGCGTACCCAGTCCCCTGATTACAGTGGGTGCACATAAAGAAAATCTTCATACTCCAAACAAAGCACCCCTCGTCCTTAAGCCGTAATAAATTTAGCCTATAATACTATATGTCGACAAACATTCAAGACTTTTCGGGTGACGTTCAAATCCGTGGAACCACGTTCATCAAGGCGAACAGTAATACGAACAATATCGCCATTGGTACGAATGCGGGTGAGACGATTCAGGGGGTCAACACCGTCGCCGTGGGGAACGCAGCGGGTCAGACTGGGCAGGGATCCAGTGCCGTTGCTGTGGGGCACGCAGCGGGTCAGACCAGTCAGGGAACCACCGCCACCGCCATGGGGTACCTAGCGGGTAGGACGACTCAGGGAGCCAGCGCCGTCGCCGTGGGGCGCGAAGCGGGTTCGACTGGGCAGGGAACCAACGCCACCGCCGTGGGGTACCTAGCGGGTGAGACCAGTCAGGGAGCCAACGCCACCGCCGTGGGGGTCAATGCGGGTGCGACCAATCAGGGATCCAACGCCGTCGCCGTGGGGAACGCAGCGGGTACGACTGGGCAGGGAAGCAACACCGTCGCCGTGGGGGTATTAGCGGGTCAGACCAGTCAGGGAGACTCCGCCGTCGCCGTGGGGCGCGAAGCGGGTCAGACCAGTCAGGGAGACTTCGCCACCGCCGTGGGACCCTATGCGGGTGAGACCAGTCAGGGAGCCAACGCCACCGCTGTGGGGCGCGTAGCGGGTCAGACCAGTCAGGGGGCCAACGCCGTCGCCGTGGGGGTCCTAGCGGGTGAGACGTCTCAGGGGGGCAACACCGTCGCCGTGGGGAACGCAGCGGGTCAGACCAGTCAGGGAGCCCAAGCCACCGCCGTGGGGTACCTAGCGGGTTCGACTGGGCAGGGAATCTACGCCGTCGGCGTGGGGTACGAGGCGGGTCGGTACAATCAGGGAATCGACTGCACCGCCGTGGGGCGCGCGGCGGGTGAGTCAGCACAGGGATCTGCCTCTGTCGCCATAGGGGCGGTTGCGGGTACAGACGATCAGGGAACCAACTGTGTCGCCATTGGACGGGAAGCGGGGCGATTCAATCAGCACAATAATACCATCGTGCTCAATGCGGCGGGGGCGCAAGTTAATACTAACGGAACCAGCCGTTTTTTTGTAAAACAAATTCGCTTGAATTCGGGTTCCTTGTCCTGGGCTTCTAACTCGGGTGAAGTGTACGCCAATACCTCCGATGACCGTATCAAACACAATGAAACCTACATCAAAAATGCTCTTCGAACAATTATGAAACTCAAACCTCAAACATACGATAAAGCCCCAGATTTAGAGTCTAATACATACATCGAAATGCGTGAATCCGGTCTCATGGTCCAGGATATATGGTATGATGTTCCCGAAATGCGTCACATAGTTAGATTAAGTCAAACCGCCAACCCCACCCCTGAAAAACCACCTGCCCCTAGTGACGACCCAGCAGATGATCCCGATTATTCTGCGTGGGGTATAGCACCTTCATCACTTGAATACGACCAGGTTGTTCCATTCCTCGCAAAAGCAGTTCAGGAAGTTGCTGTGGAGGTACCTAGGGCGAAGACAACCGTATCTAACACGTGGGGTCAGAATATCACAGGTCTTGTCGTCAGTGCAGACACAAACAAACACAAAACGAACACAGTGCCTCTAGTGTCTCTCAGTACTATTTCTATGGATAAAAGTTGGTATGGGGTTGTTCCGATGAGAAAATCGACTCTACAGATTACGATACACTCGTGGATATCAAGGGTGACACACGGGTTTGGGTCACAGACCTAAGTGGTTCCCTG